CAGCCTGTGCTGTCTCAGCATTGTTGAGTTTGTATGCTTCTACAAAGTCCTTGTAGTTAGTTACCTGTGTGCCATTGATAATATACTCAATGTTATCATCTACACCCATAGCAAACTTATTAAGATTCTCTCGTATGTTTACAACTTTGGGTTTGTCTTCCTTATCTGCTACATAGGAAGCTGCTTGTGATAGCCAAACATCTTTCTGTTTGTCAATGAAAGCTGCTGTTGATTCTGTCAACCAACCCAACTTACTCCAACAGTAAAAATATTTAGCAACTGAATAAAAAGTAGAGTCAGGCAACTTGAGGATAGAGGACACTGTGTCCTTGTCCCAGTTTGCTTTTGCCCACTTTTTAAATTGTGTGACACCTACCTTATCCTGTATCTCATAATGCACGAAATACAGACAACCGCGTAAAGCTATGTCTCGTTCTGTATCATCGGTGAGCAGTTTAAACTCTGCCCACTTAGGTTCCGGCAACACATAGGTGCTGCGTGCTCGTTTAGTTTTTGCCATGATGGACTCCTTCTATTCATACTACTAATTATAACAGAAAGAATCCTTAAATGTCAAGCTCTTTTATGTAATCTTCCACAGATATTGAGGGGACATCGGGGATAGGTGTAGATTCTTGGCTAATAATTCTACGGATACCTTTGTGCTGTATGGACTTGAATATAAGATACTTTGCCCATAAATCAAATTGAGCATCCTTCATATAACTCAATCTCAACAAACGGCCAGGGCCACAATCAAATCCTAATAAGTCTATTTCTGTGGCCCCTAAGTGTATTGCTAGTTCTAGTCCAGCATTTCCGCTGTTGTTATACTGTAGAAAGTCAGGGGAGTGCCAGTTATGTTTCGGAGTATCAACATCTCCTCGCAGTGCTTTGTGTCTGTAGTAGACTGGGTTATTGTAATCACTTTCATATAATGACTTCATCACCCGTTGATCCACTACACAGATATAGTCAGGAGTAAACTCCTCAAAGATTTCATTGCACCCTATTGTAGTGCCTGAAATCTTATCTAAAGGAATTGGCCTCCGAGAGAGGCCGTTTCCTATAACAGTTACCTTCATGTAAAGGACTTGATGTTCTTAATAATAACAGAACGCCAGCCGTTGTTTTCAGTATCAAAAACAACTAGATTAGTTTCAGGAGCTGTTCTGGTTCCTTTTGTTGCAGGCACTACACTTTCCTGTAGTGTGGCCTTCATCACACGTTCTGTGCCGTCTTTCTTTGTGAAAGTAATTGTACGCACACCTGTCTGTAGTGCGCTAACGTAATCTTCTCTGCTCATTTCATTCTCCATTATATTACAATACCGGAAGTAAACTCTCGCCAGGCTTTCTCAACGGCAGGATTTATTTCCATCACAGTTACAATCTGTCCTGCTCCAAATGTCACTTGTTTAGGATCTTCAATCCCTGCCATACTGACACCTTTAGCAAAACCCATACCTTGCTGGCTATGAACAATCATACGTGGGTCATCAATAGTTACACCCTCTGGACTGTCACTTACAAACTTACCAACAAATTCACCTACAGAGGTAACAACCGTCACCACATCATTCTTTTTCATCATCTTTCCTTTTTCTATCAATCAGCCAACTTAACTTACTTCTTACTGACCTGTCCAATCTATTAAACTGTTCTATTTCTGTTTCTGTCAAATCAGGAGCCTCAGGTTCGATACCAAAGTCCTCGACAGGTTCTTCTATTGTCACAAAGGATATTTTCTCACCTCTGCGCTGTAGTAATGACTGGTTGGCCGCTATCACAAGTAATATAGCCAACGGGTCAAATACTAATACTATTAATATTACTACAAGTCGCACCGTGTTGTCAAGCATTTCTTCAGGGTTTTCATATATAAGTGCCGCTATATACTTAACCGGGCCAACTTCTGCCTCTTGCTGTAATGCTGTTTGCCGTAGTGGCCGTAAATCATCCTCAAGTGATTCAATATTCTGCAATGCCTGCTCAATGGTAGCATTGAGTCCTTGTCTTTCTTCTGCCTGTGACTGTCTTACCGCTAATGCCCCATCAGGTCCTCGTATTCTGTCATACTCTTGGAGTATTTGGACAGAGGCATCGAGACTTTCAATGACGTTTTCCGCATCAGTAATGACACGCCTCTCGTTGGTGATTCGCCTTTCAATGCTCTCTATCTGTAGAGCATTGTTGCCTCCCATTGTAATAGTTTGTTCAATGTGTGCTTTGGATAGGAACCCATAGATTCCCATACTTGTAATAAATGATAAAATAACTACAGAGGTAGTCAAATAAACTTTGTGTAGTAGTGCTGCCGTGTCCCAATTACGATATATCCAAGAGGCGGTGACCAGTTTTGCTACTTCAAGCACTATTCCCATTGTTAAGATAGGTATAGGCACTCCTGGAAAGATAGCCATCAGTCCTACTATTGAGAACCAACCTGCTACTGCTGATACTGCTAATGCCGAACATAACAAAAGTGCTATGAAAAACATCTGTTAAATTCCTCTACTGTAATGCGCTCGTTTTCGTTTAATAATTTAAAATACAAACCCATTTCAGTGTCCCAATCATATGTGTTTTGAACCCATGCCCTTTTTTCTAGTTTAGGGTCTTTACGTATGTCTGGCACATAATTATTTAATTCGTTAAACAATAATATTTTGAAATTTATATCTAAGTCCAGTCTGTGTAGGAAAGGTGCTCCGTGGTACAACATGAACCTTTCGTAGTCATCATACTGTGGATGGTCTATATGATTTTGCTCAAGCCATAACTGATGCCCACTTTCAAATCTTTCTTTAGGGTCTCGCAACACAAGTATCTGTGTCTTGTCAGCCTGCTGTATCCTTTCCGGCACAATAAAAAACTTGAACCTTTCTTCTAGTGGCTGATTAGTGTCACCATATATGTCACTGTAGGAATAACCTAGTATGTGGTGAGTCATTGACTTTGTACCACACCTACCCATTGAATACAGTATTGCTTTATCGTTTTCAACTTTTAACATTGGGTAACCACTCTATAGGAACAAAGTCAGCTAATGGCTCTTTGTTCAGTCTTATATTTAACATGGAGTTTAGACATTGAGGATCGTGGCGTTGCTGCCACTGTAATAGAAACTCCTGCATCTTAGCATGAGACTTCTTCTCAAACTCGGCAATAGTTTCTTTTGCAAGTTCACCTTCATACTCCTTAACGTACTTGGAGCTACCATAATATTTTTCATAGAGCCTTTGAGGCTTGCCTGAGTATCCTATATAATAATCACCATTAGGAAAATATGTGCAATAAACTCTATGTATCTGTTTCTCTTTCGGTTTCCGTGTTTTCTTCTTCGCCATCAAGTACATCCTCATTATCAGATGTACTATTTATATTGTCTTTCTTACCGAAGATACGGTCCCAATTTTCGTTGTAAGCCTGTTGATCTATTTTGCGATACCTGGAGCCCTTACCGCCGTGCCATTTGTCTGTCATTGTGCATCTTCACCTAAGTCTAGTCCATTATCAATACCTGTTGCACAATATGGGCAAAAGATAGGATCATCAGGCGTGTTATCCTCGTCCCATGTCACCATGTATTCGACACCACAATGCTCGCAATAATGTTCTACTGTTGTTTTATTTGACATACTTCTATTCCTGCTTCTCGTAAAAAGTTATCTCCGCTCCCTTTAGTAGCGTTGTATTCGTTTATGTAATATGCCTGTGAGATGCCTGCCTGATATATCAGTTTAGCACACTCAATACAAGGAAAGTGCGTGACAAACAATGTAGCACCTTCACTTGAATCTGTTGACTTACACAACTTCATTAGCGCATTTGCTTCTGCGTGTAAGACTTCTGGTTTACTTGTGTAGTATATATTAGTTCCTGTATCTACTACATCTTCACACTCGTTAGTCCAGCCTGAGGGCATACCATTGTAACCTATAGACAGTATCCTGTTATCTTTTACAATGACACACCCTACTTGTAGTTTCTTTGCTGTTGATAGCTTTGCTGTTTCTTCTGCTATCTTAGCGTAATACTGTAACCATTTTAGGCCCATACTTCGTCCCAGGTACCTGTTGTCGCACCACGTGCATAGTCTGTTGCTCTGTTCTCAAAGAAGTTTGTGTGAGTAGGAGCATTTATCATTTCCTCAACCCACAACAAAGGATTCTTCTTAACTTTGAAAATACCTTTGAGGCCCAAAGTAATGAGACGCCTATCACAAATATATCTTATATATGTCTTTACATCTTCTGGTGTCAGGCCTTCCATTGGGCCCATAGCAAATGCCAAGTCAATAAACTTGTCCTCAAGTTCTACCATCTTCTCAGCAATAGTGTATATAGAGGACTTCAGTTTGTCATTCCAAATATCAATGTTCTCCTCTACGTACTCACGGAACAACTTAATCATAGACTCAGCGTGCTGTGTCTCGTCAACAATAGACCATGTAACAATCTGTCCCATGCCCTTCATCTTACCATGGCGTGGAAAGTTCAGCAACATAATGAACGAGCTGAACAACTGCATACCTTCTGTAAACGCTGAGAAGGCGGCAATGTTTGTTGCTACTGATTCTACAGTGCCATTCTTGTTTGACATATCCATGAAGTATTCGTGCTTGTCTTTCATAGCGTCATACTCAAGGAACTCGTTGTACGTAGACTCAGGCATACCTAGTGTCTCAATTAGATGTGAGTATGCTGCTACGTGCAATGCCTCTCGTGCTGCGAATCCTGCTAACATCATACGGACTTCAGGTTGCTTGAAGTATGGGAGATAGTTATTGACATAGCCACCTGCTACGTCAATGTCACCCTGTGTGAAAAAACGAAAGATGTTTGTAAGAAATGCTTTCTCTTCCTTTGTAAGTTTGTCCTTCCAGTCTTTTACATCCTCTGCCATCGGAACTTCCGTGTGTAACCAATGTGACTGTTCGTGCTTCAACCAAGCCTCGTATGCCCAAGCATAGTTAAAAGGTTTAAAGTATGAGCGTTCTTCCGTTAATCGTTTGTTATTCGGTGACATTCAAGGTTCTCCAAAAATTGTTTTTCGTATGTCCAGTCGAAAAGATAGTAGTATACAAATTGTTCTGCGTTTCTTATTAAGTAAGTACCCTCACACATTTTTGATTGTCTCATTCTAACGCCAGGTTTTCTATATTGTTTTACAATTAAATTACCTTTACGTTCTTCAGAGTATTCAGGATACCTACTAGGGTCATTTAATTTTACCCCTTTGTGTAGGAATGATTCATTATAATGTTCCAAAGTCACTGTGCCGCCCAAGTACCCCTGCTGAATAGCACAATCTTCTAATACGAAAAAAAGTTCACTTGTGATAGCAGAGGCGGTTAATCCTAATCCTTTACTTCTTAAATAACCAGGCACTTGATATGCTCTAGACTGTACATATATATTAGAATCCCAATCGCTAGGATACCAACCGTGTCCAGTAACAATTCTCCCGCCTTCAGTTTTTATTGCATATCCTGCTCTAGGGCCATCGAATCTTTTTTCTTTATATAAAAGATATAATAATGTATGTGGTTTATTTTCCCAATCTATCGGGTCCATATTTACAGCATTAGGCCTATCATCCCCTATCGCATTGCTACAAAACTCTAACATATGTAACAATGGAAAGGAGCTATTCACTATTTGAATCATGTAGTTTTTACCTTATTAATTACCCACCACCCTATGTCTTTTGTAGGATGGAACATAGGACTGCTCATTTTTTGATGGTGGTTGTCGTGCCAGCCTTCACCAAAAGTTATCCAACCAACCCATTCATCATTATGAGGATATGCTTCTCTATGCGAGTAGGAAAGAATTAATCCTATTATGCCTCTGGACAACCCTGCAGGCAACATCCAAAGATAAATTATAGCAAAAGGTTCAATCAATATACCTATAAGTGCAATCCACAAAAACATAAATTTTAAATAGTGTTTATGTTGAATGACTAGCATATTATCTTTAGCTAAGTCTTTCACATAACTCAAATCTACATTCTCAGGATAACCAAAGTGTGCTTTAAAAAAGCCCATCAAGGTTGGAGAGTGTGGATCCTTTTCAGTCTCAATGAATCGGTGATGTTGTCTATGTACCGAAGCCCATTGTAAAGCAGAACCCTGTAAGCTGATATGTGCAAAGAAAAGACATACTAACTGAAACCATTTATTACACTTAAAAGAATGGTGTGATAGGTATCTGTGATAATACACTGTGGTACCCAAACAAGTTATGCCAAAGTACATGAAAGCCGTTAATGCCCACTGCCACCAAGTACCATATAAAATCATAGGTATCAGTGACAGATACATAGGAATAGTAATGTATCCAATATTAAATTTCACTATCCCTCACACGCTAAGCATTCACTGCTCTCAACAAGTGCTGTCATATCAGCTTCTTTGATAATCTCACGTTCAATCCTACGTGATACTTTATCCGCCTTACCTACTTTTTCTGAGCGACAGTAGTACAGTGTCTTGAGTCCTGACTTCCATGCCAAGAAGTGTACAAGGTGTAGATACTTTTTGTTTACGTCTGGGCGGAAGAATAGATTGAGTGACTGTGCCTGGTCGATAAACTCCTGACGCTTTGAGGCGTGGTCGATAATCCAACGCTGATCTATCTCCATAGCAGTTTTAAAAACATTCTTTTCTTCTTCTGACAGGAATCTGAGTTGCTGTACGGATCCGTCATTTGAGATTATTGAAGACCAGATTTCGTCTTCTGTCTGTTTTGTTTCCCCAGCTTCAATCTTACTTTGAATAAGTCCCACCAGATGCTTATTTTTATTGAGATAAGCTCCGGAGAGAGTGTCTTGCCTATATGCGTTTGCCCTATACGGTTCAATACTAGGCGAAGTGTTACCCATAATGATAGAAGAAGAAGCGTTGGGAGCGATAGCCATAACATGACTAAACCTTCTTCCTGTGCCAACTGCATCAGGTGCCTCTCCTCGTTCTGTACCCAACTCCATATTTGCTTCATCAAGTTTGCCTCTAATATGTCTAAACATTCTCATGTTAGCACTAGTAGCCTGCCATGATTCCCATTCAATCATGTTCTTCTGTAGATAGGCATGGAAGCCTAGTGCGCCAATACCAATACTCCGTTCACGCATTGCTGAAAACTTAGCGCGTGATACTGCATCAGGAGCTTTATCAATAAAAAACTGTAATACGTTGTCGAGC